GTGATTTCACTCACTTTGCCGGTTTTAACATTTTGAATTCGGATTTTTTCCATGATTCGTTTTTTTGTGTTATTTGTTTGGAATCCCAAAATTATGAATTTTTTTGAATGGCCTCAATTTGTTGGGCCGTTAACAATGAAATGAACCATTCATCACCCTCCGGGTTTGGTTCATCGGTTGTTAATGCATCATCCTCAATGATTTTTTTGATTTTGGTTAATGAATCAATATCATTTGATGATGCCGCCGTTTCGGTTAATTCGGCCAATTCTTGCAATTGTTCAATTGTCATTCGGCAATTTTTATTGTTTTTTTATCCACTCCGATTTTTTCCAAATATTCCTCAACAAAATCAAATATTTTGGGATAATCTTTTTTCAATCCCGGATTATCAAAAACATAATATGTTAATGATTCGGCCCAAAATTCCGATAAATTAGTTTTGCCATATTCGGTTGGTGCATCATTCAAATCAAATTTTTTTCGGTTGAATAATAATTTGAATTCCGTTTTGTTTGGATCCTTTGCGTTTTGAATTAAATGATTTGATTCGTGAACAATTGTTGGTGCAATGTTTTGGTTTTTGTTTAATGTGTTTGATGCCATTCGAACACTCCAAAATTTAAACCCGTTTCCATTTGGGTTTTCGTATGCAACAACCTCCAAATAACCCTTGCGTGATGATGGCCTTGCAATAACGTTTCGACCGGATTCCGTTACCTTTTGTGTGTAACCATTTTTTAATAATGAATCAACATCAACATTCATTGGAACCTTTTTGAATTCAATGAAATCACCGGGTTTTATTTTTACATTCAAATATGAATTATCCTTTGCACAATTCCCGTTTGCCGTTTCACTTATTGTTCCAAAGGATGCAAATGGTTGGTTAAATTTTCTTCTTAATTGTTTTCCGCCATTTTCGGTTGATTCCGATGGATTTCTCAATAATGTATAAACACCTTTTTTGTTTATTATTTCAACCGAACCATCATTCCCGGATAAAACATTTGTCATTTCATCAACCATTTTTTGTGATTGACTTGTTACAAACAAACGTTTTTGAATTGTTGAATTTCCAATGTTTCGTTCAATAACAATTTGATTTTTTAAAACATCCTTTTTAACCTCATTGATTTGTGTTTGGGTTTTTTTCGTTTCCTCGGTTGCCTCGGTTGTTTGTTCCTTTTGCAATCGTTCACGTTGGGATTTTGTCAATTTGAACGGAATGGCCCGGTGCCGACAATTATATCCACCACGAAACACCAAAAAATTATCCGGGTTGGTTCCGGGAATCATTCCGGTTCCATTATTGTTTGCCCATGCAATTTCGGATTGCATTTCCGATTTTTCCAAAATTCGTTTCCCAACCCATCGAACACATTGTGCCCGGGAATCATCGATGATTGATCCAACATAACGGAATGCATCCAATCCAAATTCATCGGCAATGATTGCATTAATTTGCCCATCAAATTGGCCCAATGCATCCCGGGAAATTTGTTTCACATATCGTGAATATAAACCATTCAATTCCGGTGTTCCAACAACGTATGCCGTTAAAAAATTTTCCAAATCGGAACGGGTTGCACCACCAACGATGTTTCGGTAAATTCCTTGTTTAACCGGTTCGATGAAATTGGCATCAACACCGGCACCGGTTAAACCATCCAATGTTTGTTGCACAACACCACGTTGGATGGGATTAATTAAATCCTCCAATTCCTTTTTTGATAATCCATTCAATTTGGAATGAACATCAACATTGAATTCCTTTATGGTATCGAAATCACGCAAAAATTCCCGGATGGTTGCCGGCATTTTTGATTTTTGGATTGCATCAACGATTGTTTGGTTTATGGTGTTCACCAATTCAATGTTTGAATCATTGAATTCAATTTTGCCGCCGGAAACGTTGAATTTGTCGATCAATTTTTTGATATCGGCAAAAATCAATTTTTCGGTTGGCCCTAATTGATCCAACAATTTGGATTCGGCCGTTGAAATTGTCGAATCCTTTTTTTCAATGATATCAATTATTTGTTCGGTGAATTCGGCCATTTATCAAACGTTTGTTCCCGGTTCAATCGGTTTTGGTGTTCCCAAAATTTTCCGGGCCGTTTCCACATCAATCCCATAAATCACATTCAACAATTCAATTGCCGCCGCAAAATCGGTTATTCCATTGGCAACCGATTGTTGAATTTGCAAAATACCTTGCACACCACCAACCGATCCTTTCAAATTGGCTTGGGCCTCGGCTTGGGTACGTTGGAATTCGGGATCAACCGTTGGTGCATCGATGTTGATGATGGTTTTGGGCACATATTTTTCAATGATCGGTGCCATTGCATCATCCAATGCCAAAAACAATTCCGGCAATGGTTTTTCCAAAAACTCCGTTCCGTTCAATGCCACCAAATTTGTTAATGTTCTGTATGCATACAATGAACGGATTAAATCGGCCTTTTGAATTGTTCCGGATGCCAACAACATTTGTTTATCGGTTGTTTTGATGTTGAACAATGGATCATAGGAAACCAATGTTTCAACCATTCGTGTAACCGATTTGTTGCCGGAAAAACGTTTCCGGGCCAAATCCTTGGTTGATTCAACCAAAAATGCAACCGGTGCATTTTTATCACTCAACGTTGTGATTTCGGCAATCAAATCCGATTCCGTTTTCATCGAAAATGAAATTGGTTTCACAATCACCGGTGCAACCGGTTCGATCACGTTTCGATATGCCTCAATGAACAACAATGATTTGTAGATTATTTCATCAAATATGTTGTTCGAAATTTTGGTTAATTGGGAAAACGAATCCTCACGATCAATTTGTTTTGCAACCCCGGATTGTGATTCATCGATCACGTTTAAATGCAATGATTGTTCGGCCTTTTTTAATAATGTTTCCCATGCATTGCCCGAATATTCGATGATATCCACGGCCGGTGATATGAACCTCAACATTGGTTCGGATGAATTATCACCACCCATTGCATTGTTTCCCTTTTCACGCATGAAAACACCGAATGGTGAACGTGAAATCACTTTGCCGGTGCCCTTGCAATTGCCACAACGTTCATGTTCATCGTTTTCCGAATTGTAAACAACACCATCCCGGCAACCCTTTGCCGAACATGTTTCGGCCATTTCCTCACGATATGGGAACGCCGATGTTGTCATTACCGCCGTCCAATCGGAATATTGCCGGATTGCCTCATTGGCAAATGGAATGAATGCCGAAAAATACGAATCGAAAAAATTTTCATCGGTGTAATCACCACCCAAAATCACGGCCGGAACGGAACCAATGTTGTGTTCATAAATCAACACGGTTTCAAATTTCCGATCATGTTTTTGCCCGAATTGAATGTGTTTGTAATATCCGGAATCGGTTAATGTGTAATAAATTGAACCGGATTGATCCAATTTGCCATTCACCCGAACCATTGATTTTTCATCCTCCGATTCCCATGTTATGATGCCATGATCCAAAATTTTAATTTCATCACTCATAATCAACACCGGTTGCACATCAACTTTGATTGCCGGGTTGATTAAACCATCACCAACGGGAATCCAAACCAAATAACCGTTCGGATCTTCGATCATCCTCCGAACAACATATTTTTGGATGTATGAATAAAAATATTGCCCATCGAATTTTTGTTCACTCAAATATGTGTTCAATTCATCCGAAACGGAAATTGAAAAATTGGCACCTTGGAAAATCCGGAACAATTTATCAATGGCACGATTCATCGAACCTTTTGTGATTGGTTCATAAATCGATAATCGATATTTTTTCACATCCTCATCCTCATTTGGCCGCCGCCGGGTTAAAATTTCCCCGGGATTTTTTCCACGTGTATGGATGAACATGTTATCCCGAACCCGGTTCCAATGCTCATAATTTTTGGGCCGATATTGTTCATTGGCCAACAATGATGGTATTTCCTCAATCGATATCATTTCAACATGTTAAATTTTTGGAACAATCACAATATTCAAATTGCAAATCGGCACACCACAATGAACCGGTTTCGTTGTTTTTGGGGAATTCACCTTGGAATTGATATTCACGGCCATTGATGTAAACATCGGCACCGGCAATGATGGTTGCCAATAAACGGGCAAACCTCAACGGCATTGGCATCGTTCGCAACAACCATGTTTCACACAATTCCATTCCGGTTGTTTTCCGGGATGATTCAATCACGTTTTTGGTGATGGTGAAATTGGTTGGTTCAAAATATCCGGGAACCCGGATTTGATTTGAAAATTGGAATGGTGTTCCGGCTTGAATATCGTTCCAATCCGATCCGAAATATTGGCCAAAACAATCCGTTGATGAATAACGTGAATCGATCAACACCGATTTTGGTTTTTCCAAACATGTTTCCAACCGGAAATTTTCGGTGCAAAAACAATCAACGTTGTTGAAATTGATTGGATATGGGATTGGCAATTGGTTTTTTGAAAAACAAAATTTGAAATAAAAACATGGATCATCACCCAATGAAATCATGTGTTCGGCAATTGCACCCAAATCGAATTGGATTTGTTGGATTTGGTTTTCCGATAATGTGCCGGCATAATTGGCCAAATTGAATGTGCCCACAAACGATCCAACAACAAAATCATTGAACAATGCCGAATCAACAAAAACCAATGAATCATCACAACATTTTCGGATTTCGAAATATGCAAACGGATCGGTTGTGATCAATGTTCCATTTGATGCCCAACCCGTGTTTGATGATGTTGCATTCGGTTGTTGGAATTGGAATGTGTACAAATCACCGGATTGAAATTGATAACAAAACGGCAAATCATTCCCACACAAATCATTGTTCCATGTATCGGAACATTCACACAAAACCAATCCATTGTTTACAATTGTTCGTGAACAATCTTCATTGGTTCCACAAAACACGTTTATTTCATTGCAAAACAAACGAACCAATGGATCGGGTTTTGGGCTGCAATCAACCGATAAATCACAAAATGTTTGTGCCGGGTTGGTTGGGTTGATGTACGAATCGAATAAATATCCCATGTTTACAAAATGGATTCACTCCAATATCCACATAACAAATATAAACCATTTGCCAACGAATTTGAATCCAAAATTGCCGTTGCACAATATGAACCACCACCAACGGCACTGAATGATGAATCCAACGAAACAACATTCAACAATTGAGGAAATCCATTTGGTGATGGTTGGTTTTCCGATTCCCGGATTGTGATTTGGTTTCCATCCGGTGATGGTTCGGCAAAAAATATGAATTCACCGGATTGGTTGGCACAATATGTTACACGCAACGATTGAAAATCGGATGGGCAAAACGGGCCGGTTATGTTCACCCATGATGTTCCGTTGAACCCTTGGAAAACCATTGATTCAATAATTGGTGGAAATCCCGAATTATCCGGTTCATTTTGGATTGCCAACACCTTGAATGATTTAACCAAATTGATTTGATATGGTGATCCAAACAAGGATGTGAAATCAAACGTTAAAATGTATTCATAATAAATTTCATCATCACGCCAATCGTTGGTTGCACCCAATGTTGCAATGTAACCGGCCGCCAATGCCCCAACCGGTGTTCGGTTCATGTAGGTTGCATTATTGGCAATGAAAACATCGGATGGATTGAATGCCGTTTGTTCCCATCCAACACGCCGAATGAATGATGTTTCAATTTCGGATGCCGGGCCGGTATCGGAAACAATCAAATTTGTGGTGTTGTTCCAATTTCCCGGGAAACCAACAACACGTGATGATTGCAATTGATTGATCATCAAAAATGTTGTTTGGCCAACAACCGGGAAATCCAATGCACGTTTGTAAACGTTCAACCTCATTGTGGTAACATAATCCAACCAATCATTTGAATTTGGCCATTCGGAAATGCATGTTTTCAAATCCCCAACATTCCATGTTGTTTGATGCATTAATCGTTCCTTTGCCACGGGCCGGATGCAATCACCGGTTGAATCCAAATAATATTGTTTCCATGTTGAATCAACATCCGGTTGGCATTCCTCACAACTAAATGTTGGTGTATTGGTAACCAACAAAGGATCGGAAATGAATGTGTTAACCATGTTCACCGTTGAATAAACAATGGCCATGATTCGATATTGATGCCCCATCACAACATTGGTTCCAATGTATGCCGTGATTTCGTAATTACCACCACCCAATGAAACAATTGATGATGGTGATTGCAAATTGTTGTTCAAAACTGAAATCCCCGGGATGGTTGTAATTATTGCCCGTGATGAATCATAATTCGATAAAAAATCAACGGTGTTATCGGTTGTGGTTTCATCAAACAATTGAAAAATTGTTTTGTTATGAAAACCAACCGGAATGTTTATTGAAAATTTTACCTCCGTTTTTTGGATGGTTGACAAATTCAAAACCGGAACACCGGAACGTTCAAAAACGAATGCCGGGTTGATGAATTCGGATGGGCCATTATACAACCCTTTGTTGTACCAACGGGCCGTGTATCGAACCGAAACGATATTCCAACAACGTGTTGGTTGTGTTGGAACCGTGTTTGGTGGAACAACAACCAATGTGTTTGGATCGATTAAATAAAGCAACCCACACAACCGTTTGTTGATTTTGTAAACCGATGGAAATGTGTTTTGATAAACGGCATTCAATGCCGGAATCACGGCATTTACATCCGTTCGCCTCCATTTCGGTGAATTGGAATGCAACAAATTGGTGATCCAATTATCAAAATCGTTGATCATGAAAAATGAAAAACGAATTTTGAATGCATCCGGGCCAACATATTCAAATTCACATTCCCAATTCAATTGATTCAAAACATTCACGCCGGCCCCAACCAATGGCATCGATTGCGGCCCGGAATCCAATGAATTGTATTGATAATAAAATGCAACCGGTGGTGGATTATTAATGGAACCGGTTGGATATAATGAACCGAAATCACAATTGTTTGAAAACAACCACGGATTGAAATAAAATTCCATGTTATCCGATAACCCGGTTGGATAATTGAATTGATATTCAACAATCTTTTTTTCACCAACGGCCGCCAAATCAAAAATGGTTGCATCATTACAATTTAATACAACATCATCCATTGCCTTGGCATCCTCCGATTCGGTTATTATGGTAATGCTTTCACAACACAAACATTCATCACATGGCCCGGCACATGGTGAACCATCACGATTTGTTGATTGGCCCGTTACGGTGATTGGAATAATGATTCCATCACAAATTTCAATGTTTATTGTGCAATTCAATTGTTGGCATTCAAATTCCGGTTCCCACGTGATGAATGTGCAATCCGTATCCAATCCACCCGGATCAACATTCAAAACACTTGGTGATGGTTTAACGCCAATTCCACAATCGGAAACATCAATTGTGAATTTTGTTTGGCACAATGTCGCATTTGATGTGATGCAAATTGTTTGTGGTGATGATGTTGTGCCAATTGGAACGATTCCAAAATCAATTGCCGAAACATCAACCGTTCCGGCCGGTGCCGGGCCAAAATCAAATTGGTGATTTTCCAATCCATGTTCGGCCGATGTGATCCCAATTATTAAAACATCAAAATCCTCCCCCGGATCGGCACAAATTGTTAATGTAAATTGAAAACCATCACCCGGATTTAATGATTGCGGCAATGGTGGAATTGAATTTAACACAACCGTGAATTCACCGGCCGCAAATGATGCCGTGATCCCGGTTAAACTCATTTTTTGATTGTTGATGTTCGTGATTATGCACGTGATTTCGCAACAACATCCCGGATAAATCAAATTTGTAATTGCACCCGGTGTTCCGGTTTCACTTATGCAATTGTTAAATTCCCAACGGTTTGGCATATTTTACAAAATTATACAATCCCGGAAACGGCAATTGTTCGGTTAATGAAATTGATTTTTACCTCCTTAACACGGCCATAAACGATTGAACCGTTTTTCGGCAACCTTACAACCTTATTGAAATCGAAATCGGCCAATTGTTGGCACGAAAACGGAAATGAAAAATTGAAATTGAATTGTGTTGATCCCGGCAAACGTGGATCATCGATGTAATGAAACAATGAATATAAATTGTTTGTGTTTCCCTCTTTAAACCAAAACGGATAATTGAACAAATCATCCGGATCGATGGTATTTCCATCAACGATCACCGGGCCACCGGTGAATGATTCATCGAATTGATGAACGATTTTCCCGGAATCCATGTTTTGCCCATCCCAAATCAACAATTTGTAGTTAAAACCACAATGGTTGTTCAACATCATTTGGTTTTCATCATTGGAAAAAATCCCATAGAAAAAAACATTGATCAAACCACCTTGGTAAAATGATAAAATATCAAAAATGGTTCCCTCACCATCAACATCATCACCCCGGAAACGGGCCATTGATAACGGCAAAATGTTTTGATATTGGCCGGATTGCGTGATGTTAAACGGGATGTTCCATTCAACAATATCGTTGTATCTTAATTTGGCCTCATTTCCAATGATATCCAATGCATCCATCGAATATTCAAATCGGCCGAATGCCCATCGTTCACGATCAATCCATGAATAACATATTTGGTTATCAATGATGTTGCCATTGTTCAACATTTGTTCGGCATCAATCCATGTTGTTGTGGATTGGAAAAAATCACGCCGTTCAAAAATCAATGTGTTTCCAACAATTTGATAATCACCATTAAATGTTGGTTTCAAAACATTATCCAACAACGTTTGCAATGTTTCGATTGGTTTGTTTTGCTCAATCAAACCACCGGATGGAATCGAATTCAAAATCCCCTTTTCAACCGGTGAACTCCACAACAACGTGTTGAAATAAAGTGATGCCGGATCATTCAAAATTGAGGATTGAAAATTCAAACCACACAAACCACATGTTGTTGAAATGTACGAACGCAACAACCCGGATGGATGTTTCCGGTTGCATGTATCAAAAAAACCAATCACATCATTCACCGAATCTTGCAACGAATCCAAAATGTTGGTTGGTGATAATTGGGCATCATCACAATCGGATTGTGTGCAATCGGTTAATGGCAAAAAACAAACGATTGAACACAAAACAAAAAACAATCCGGATAACAACAAAATCAAAACCAAAAACGGCAATAAAACAAACGAAATGATGTTCCCAATCAATGCCAACAAAATCGAAATCACGATTTGAACGAATTTTGGCCGATGTTCAATGCAATATGGCACATCAACATAATCACGATCATTGATAAATGGTGAATTTTTTAATCGAACCACAATTGATTCAAGGCATGAATATGCATCATCGATTTCAACCACGTTTGCCGTAACCGAACACGCCGGTTCACACCAATCGATTGCATCACCCCGAATATATCCCTCAAAAACCGGAACGGAACAACAATCATCATAAATTTTCACATCAACTTTTTTCCCGAATCCATTAACATCATCAATCAATTGTGTTTTGATGATATTATATCCATCATCATAAAACGTTAATTCGGATGTAAATGAACGGGCCGTTTTGCCGGCATCATCCTCACGCCGCAATGTTATTTCGAAATTGGAAACACCATCAACACGGCCGGTGATCAACGTGTTGTTGATTTTGATTTTCATTGATGAATTCATGTTTTATGCCTTGTTTCGAATTCGTTGGTTTTTGTATTGAATCCGGGAAACGATCCCATTGATTCCACGTTCATCAATTGATAAACTCAATCCCTTTTGTTCACGAACGGCACGTTCAATCCCCTCCAATCGTTTTTCCATTGTTGATGTGTTGAATCGGTTTGATTCCGAAATTGAATTCACCAAAAATGGATTTCGGCCCATGTGGATTTGTTCCAACAATGGCCGGAAACGTTTTGTTTTTTCTTTGGTGATAACGAATTCACCACGGTGAACAACACCGGCCGGTTCATATTTCCCACCATCACCCGTGTAACCACCGGATGCAAATGAACCGGCCGCCGATTGGGCTTGGGCTTTGGCCGCAACCAAACCGGCCGCCAATGCAATCAATGTTGCCGCAATGGTGAATGGTGCCGCCGCCCCACCCTCGGCCGCCGCTTTGGATATTGCCACGGCCGAATTGGCAACCAATTCAATGGCCGCCAATGCTTGTTGGGCACGAACGAATTTTGCCCGTTTCTCATTCAATTTGGTTAAACGATCCTCCTCAATTTGTAACAATTCGGCATTCCCCTTTTCGGCAATCTTTGCGGCATCATTGATCCGTTTTTGTTGCCCGGTGATTTGGGCATCGGTTTGTGCAATTTGGGCATCGATCACGGCATTGGCCAATTGCAATGTTGCTTTGGCAACATCCTCAATTCCTTTGATGATTGCATCACGCCGTTTTTTGGAATCCTCAATTGATGATTGGGTTAATTCATCATCCAATTGGGCCAATTGATCGTTGAAACCTTGTCGAATCTTTAAAATTTCCAAATCGGTTTCCTTTTCAAGTAAAACACGGCCCTCCGATGTTAATTCACCGGTTGCCAATTCGGCATCACGCCGTGATTCAATTGCCGAAATTTCCAATGATTCACGTTCACCCAATGATGCCCGAACATCGGCCAAATTGGAATCCAATGCATCACGCAAATTTTGTTTTTCGGTTTGGTTTTTGGCATTTTCAAATTGTTCGAACAACAATGCACGTTGGTTCAATAATTCATTGGTGAATTGTGTTTCGTTTTCAATTTGGGTTTCGATATCGATTTGATCGATTTCGGCCAACAATTGTTGCCGTTTTTTTGCGGCATCGGTTTCGATGGTTGTGATTTCGTTGTTTGTATCATTGGCCAATTTGATTTTTTCCAATTTCCGGATTTGCTCAAATTGTTTTTCGATTTCGCCGGTTAATGTTCCGGCATCCCGGGCCTTTTGAATTCGATCGGTGATCGTGTTATCAATTGCCTCCGATTGTATTTTGGCCAATTCCAAAACACGTTTTTTTTCATCCTCCGTTGATTGTGGTTTTGATAACTCAATCGGTTGTTGCCTAACCTCCAACGACAAATCCCGGATTTCATTTTTCAAATCGATCAACAAATCACGCCGTTGTTCGGCCAATTTTGCGGCCGCTTTGCCGGCCTTTTCATCCACATCCGATGTGATCCGGGTTGATTTTGCGGCATTGGATGCCAATTCATCGATTGCATTTTGTGTTTCAATGATGGATTGTTCGTTTTGGGCAATTTGTTCATCGATTTGATTTCGCCGGGCACGATTCCCGGATGCCAATGCCGCCGTTTGTTCGATGAAATCCGATGATGATAATTGCCCGGCCTTACGTTGTTGCTCCAATCGTTGGGTTTCCCGGGCAACATTTGCATCACGTTGGTTTTGCAATGTTTTTTCGGCCGCCAATTGTTTTTGGGTTTGTTCCAATCCCAATTTTTGTTCACTTAATCGAACAATTGCATTCCGGGATGCCTCCGATTCGGCCGCCGATTTGATGGATGTTGCCAATTTGATATACTCGGCATCCAATGCCGCAATGAATTTGGTTTCATCCTTTATGTTTTTGATGGTTGTGCCATATTTGGAATTCAATTCATCAACCAATTTTTTCCGTTCGGTTGATCCGGTGTTTGCCTTTTTAATTTCACCAACCAATTCATCCAATGCGGAAATTTCCTTTGCCGTTTCGGCATTGGTTATTTTTTGGGATTCGGCCAATGCCGATTGGGCATTCAACAATTGTTCGGTTGATTGTGCCGATTCATCAACGGCATCACCAAAATCGAGAAAAAATGCCGCCGCCGTTGCAACAACCGATAAAATCAAACCCAATGGGTTGGCACGAATCACGGCATTGAATGTTTTTTGTGCCGTGGTTGCAATCCCGGTTGCAACGGATTGTGCCCTCAATTGGCCCGTTAACAATCCCGTGGTGGTTGCTGCAATCCGGGTTGCACCGGTTGAAACACCCCGGGCAATTGCCAATGCACGTTCCCGGGCAACCGAAATCAATTTTTGGGCATTGGATATCAATTCAACTTGCAATGCCGTTTTTTGTTGCCCAACATAAAATGCAACGGCACCACCCAACAACAACAATGATGTTTTGTTTTCCTCAATGAATTCCGGGATTTGTCGAAATCCATCAATCAATTTGAACGCCGAATCCACGGCCGTTTCGAAAACGGGCAACAACCCGGTTCCAATATCACGTTTCAATTGTTCGAAATTTCCGGTTAATGTGGAAATCCGGCCGGCCGTTGAACCGGCCAATTTTTCGGTTAACCCAAAAAACCGGCCACCCTCCGATGTTAACGATTGGAATGCACGTTCCAAATTGGCAAATGTGATTTTTCCCTCCGATCCCAATTTTTTCACGGCCGATTCCGAAACCCCAAATTGTTTTGCAAATTCGGTGATCACGGGCACACCGGCCTCCGTTAATTGGTTGATATCCTCGGCAAACAATGTTCCTTGCACCCGGGCTTTGCCATAAATAACGGCCAATTCATTGAAATCTTTGCCGGTTGCCGATGATACATCACCGATTCGTTGCAATGATGTTGTTAATTGATCCACCGGTTCACCGAATGCCAACAATGCTTTGCCGGCTTGGTTAACTTGTTCCGGTGTGAATGGTGTTTTGATCGAAAATTCCTCCAATTCGGCAAACACCTCCTTTGCCTTTTCGGCCGAACCCAAAAACGTTTCCAACGATATTTGCACCGATTCATAATCGGCAACCGCTTTGATTGCACCACGGCCAAAATCAATTGCCGATGATGCAACCGATATTCCACCGAACGCCGCCGCCGCCCCGGTTAATGCCCGTTTCAAACCGCCCAATTGATTTTCGGCACCTTTTGTTACACCACCCAAATCACGCAATTGTGATTTTACGGCATCCAATTCCCTTTTCAAACCGGTTGTATCGGCTTGTAAACGGAACAACACATTTTTCACACCATCGGCCATGATTTCAATTTTTATTTTGATTCGTTTCGTTCATCCATGATCCGGAAAAACGTTGAAATGGTTTGGTAATATTCATCGGTGGATAACGATTCCAATGCTTTCATTTCGGAAACCTTGTTATCACAAATGATTTGGTTGATGTAATTTATTTGATCAATGTATTTCCCAATTTCAATTTGTGCAAAACCCGTTTGAATCTTTCGTTTGCCGGGCCGTTCGTTTTCAAATAATCGTGGATATCGGTTTCGGATAATTCCGAATATTTGGTTGTGATAACGAATGCCCGTTGCAAAAAAAAATCCTTTAAATCCCCATCGTTTTCCATCATTTCGGTTTTCCGGGATTTCCAAACATCATTGAAATCGTTTTCGTTTTCACCATCAATGATGAAATAACATGATGCCAATTCCAACAATGTTTTTTCCTCCCCAATGTATTCCATCCGGAATTCCATTTCGGCCAAAATATTGAACAACTCAACGATGTTCCCATTGTTTGCATGTTTTTTCATGCCCTCAATCAATGTTTTCAATTGATCTTTGTTCATGTTCATTTCGGCAAACCGGGTTGCAACCTCGGCCGATATGGCACGCCGGGCCGGGATCGTTAATGGGTTTTTGTATTCAAACCATTTGGTTCCATCCTTTGCCGTATAAACGTGATTCAATGGAATAATTGAACCGGTTATGTGGTTGGATGCAATGGTTGGTGTTTTGGGTTTTCGTTTAAACCAATTCATTTTTTGCGTTTAAATTTCACCAAAAATAATCATTTCAATCGAATGAAATCATTGTGAAACGTCCAAAGATAATAACGGAAACAATCCAACAAATGGGTTGATTTTGAATCACTTGTTTTATCAATATCACCGGATGATGTTGTTTCAACCGATTGCAAATCGTGAATCAAAAATTGGCACGATGAATCAATTTTGCAATCCGGATGTTTTTGCAAAATCGAATTGAGCAAAACCCGGGAATTTTTGATTGATGGGTTAACCGATGGAACCCGGAACGCCGATTTTGGCAAATCCAATTCATCCCGGATGATCATGTAATAATTCAATGTGCCCTTTGTCATTGCCGAACGATTGGCACCGGATGCATCACCCGTTACCAAATAAAACACATCCCCAAATTCGGCCCGGATGGTTTGGCACAATTGGTAAATGTCCGAATTCCTCAATCGGAATTCCCGGATGATTTGGATTGAATCACCGAACGATTGGCCGGCAATGCATGTGATTGGATCAACATTGAAATCGAATGATAAAATGATCGGTTCGTTTTTTTTGATTTCCAATCCCGGTTTCACGGTTTTGAACTTATTGAACCCGTATGCAAACGGCCGTTCCACATCCACAACATCCCAATCACCATTCACGAAAACGGCCCGTGTTACATCATCCAAATTTTCCATTGCCGCCAAATATTCGGCCGGCAATGTTGGATTGTCGATCATCAATGCACGTTTGTAGAAATACGATGGGTTTAATTTCCCATCCATTGCAGGTTCATGGAATTCCGTTTTGGGCCATTGTTGTGATGGGTTGCACGTTAACAAAATCAAACGTGGTGGTTGATTGGGGATGATATGCCGGCCAACCCTCAATTTGCATTTTTCAAACGTTTTTTTTTGGATTTCTTGGCATTCCTCAATCAAAAAAAAATTGGTTTCCAATCCATCGAACCGGGTTAAATTTTTATCCATGTTGAAATTTTCCGGGAAAAATTCCAATGTTGATCCATTGGTGAACGTAACAATGTGATCGGTTTGATGATATGATCGAATAAACGATTTCGGGCACAACTTGAAAAACGTTGGAATGGTTGTTCGTTTCAACGATGGTAACGATTCACGAATCACGTGTGATTTTGAATTCGGAAATATTTTTGCCAATGATATCAATGTTGCCAACGAAACGAATGTTTTGCCACCGCCGGCCGCCCCACCAAACATCAAACATTCGTGTTTGAATGAAAACACGGCATCCATGAATTCCAATTGTTTTTGATGTGGTTGAAATGCAATTTTCATGATCCCATCATCATTTTATCGATCACATCGATGGATGCAATGATCCAAAACGAACGGCCATTTGCCAAATGAACAATGGTTGTGTTTTCACCATTGAAATCATCACATTCGATCCACGTGATGATTTGATCCAAAACAATCCTCATTGGGATGATTTCATGATCATTGGAAACATCGATCCCCAATTTTTCGAATTGTTCCCGGTTCATGGAATCAAAAATCCCCCGGCAAATCAAAACATCCCTCATATTTCCAAACTCAATCGATCCATCAAAACGTTGTGAACATCAACCCAAAATTGGATTGATCCATTATCCATTGATTGATGGTTTTTGTAGGTGATGCCGGAATCGATGCATTCATCAATTTTCAATTCCACGTGTTTGATTGCATTGGAAACACCGTGGTGTTTATCAATCATTTTATCGGCCGTTTCAATCACGGCATTGGAAACATCAATCATTGGATTTTGGTTTTTCAAATTTAACCAAATGGTTCAAAATTGCATCCTCCGATTTGGTTTTTGGATTCGATTGGCCCAATTCAAAAACCCGGATGATCATATCATGTTCAACCTCCAATAAATTTTCGATTTTGAAATAAAGTTGAACCGGGATGGTTCCATCATCAATCATGGAAATGTAATCCAACAATTGGTTCAATGGTGTTTTTGCCATTAATTGAATTCGATGATTTGATCCCCAATTTTGAACACTTGTTTTTCGCCGGAAACATCAACATTGATTTGATCACCCCAATTTGCCGGATCGGTGTTTTTCAATGCAAAAATCACGGCCGTTGGATTCGGCCCAACATAACGCCGTTTTTTCATCACACGTTTCCCATTCAATTGGCCGGTTTTGCCATAAATTTCCATCGTTTCGGTTTCATCAACCCAATATCCGGTGATCAACCGGGTTAAACCATCAATTGATTTTTCCCGGATTGATTCTTTGCCAATTTTGTTGTGTTGTTCCTTTGCCTTTTTATAACGTTCGGAAATTTCGGAATGCAAACCACACCATTGTGTGAACGTTCGAACGGAAATCCCATATTCACCACAACATGATTCAATCGTTACATTGCCGTTTTCGTATGCCTCACAAATCAATTTCGTTTTTGATAAACGATATTTCAATGATGTGCCCGGCTTTGCCTTTTTTTTCATGTTTCCAATTTTTCGGCCGATGGATTGGCCCGGTGATGTTTACGGATTTGATCCCGTTATTGTTTGCAATATGCATCAAAAAATGCATGTGCATTCACTTTTGTTGCATGCCGTTCATTTTGATTCCAATGTTTTGAAAACTCAATCCAAATCCAATTGAAATGGTTAAAAATTGGAATGGATTTCAATTCCTCCGATGAATCCCAATCATAACCAAACAATGTTTCGGTGAAATGATATTCAATGTTATTCCATTCATTAATCACCTTTTCACGTTCACGTTTTAATTGTGATTTCGGAATTTTCCGCAAATATTGTTTTTGAAAAATTGAACTCATGAAAATAATTGTGTTTGTTGGAATCGGTTTTGCATTTCAAAAATTTGCCGTTCGGCCTTTTCCCGGATTTCCCGGATTGCGTTTTCCCGGGATTTCAATGAATCAACCCATTGTTGGATTTCATCGATTGTTTCCGCAACATAATAACCACGTGATGTTGCAACCAAACCCATCACCAAATTGTTCAATCGGATGTATTGAATCATTTTTCGGATTCGTGATTCCTTGAAATCAATTTTCAAATGGTTGTTGATCCCAATTCGGATTTGTTCACCGGTTACAATGTTGCGTTTTCCCTTTAAAACATTGAAACGTTTAACAATTGTTTCAACCACAAATTTTTCCTCATTGGTTAATTCGAATGTGAAATCCTCAAAATTATTGATCATGATTTGGGTTTTTTTGATTCATCAATTTCAATTTCCGATCCTCCCAACGTTTGATTTGATTATCAATTGCATTCCGTTGTTTCAACAAAAATTGAATGTTCCGTTCGGCAATTTCAATTCCACCATCGATTGAATTTTGTGTTTTAAAAAATTTCATGATTGTGATTGTTTAACATCATCGTGTTTCAATTCCCTCCATGTGTAATCAATCAAATATAACCTCAACCGGGCAAATAAAAATGCCAATGCATCGGCCGTTCCGGATTTAACAAAAACAACTTTGCAAACGTAAACGATGGATGTTTTAATTGCAATTGATGCAATAATGATCATGAAAATTGGGAATGCCCAAATCATTGCAATTTTTGAAATTATGTTCATTGGTTTTGGTTTTTCGGTGTTAACATGATGAAATTTTCGGCAATGATATTTGTTGCACGTTGTTTTGATCCATCATTTGCAATATATTCCCGGATTTCAATTTCACCCTCAATGTGAACTTTGTGCCCTTTTTTGATGTACTTATTGGCCAATTCGGCCAATTTGCCAAATGTTGCAATCCGGAACCATGTTGTTTGTTCAACCGGTTCATCATTTTTTTTGATTCGTTTTGTAACGGCAATGTTGAAATTGCACACGGTTGTTGTGTTGATTTGTTTGAATTCAACATCGGAACCAACGTTCCCAATTAAAAATACTTTGTTCATTTTACGATTTTGATTGGTGATTGAATGATTGGGGATTTTTCGATTATGATTTTGTGATGTTTCATCCACATTTCAAAATTAAAATTCATCGGATGGATTGCACGATCGATTGGGTTTCCGTTTTCATCGGTTTTTGGGTTTCCGTTTTCATCCATTGCCGGTTCAATTTTGCATTCCCGGATGAACTCACGTTGCAACATCATGATGATTGCATTGCCGAAATTGATTTGTTCGTTTTTCATTTATATTGAATTGTGGGTTTAATTGCGGCAACCATTTCACGCAAACATCCATTTGAATCTTTAATCTTATTGAAAAACTCACGAATGGCAATTTCACGTGATTTGTTCACAACCATATCATGGTGCCCAATGTGATGTTGCCCGGATTCAATTGCCGATTTCATGGAATTGAAAACCCGTAATTTTTCCAATGTATCACATTGAGGATTTTCGATTTGAACATTGATCACCTTTTGTGCATGTTCGAAAATTTCACGTTTTTTTTCGGCCGTTAAAACCAAAATGCACAATTGGTTTTCCAAAACATCGAACATTTGCCGGATCGAATAATGTTTGAAATTGATTTTTCCGGTAACGGCATAATAATCCCAAACATCGAACAAACATTTTTCGATGTATTCCCAAAACATTCGTTGTTTATCATCCACGGTTAATTCATCCGATTGGTTCATTTCGTTCAATTTGATTAATTGTTGGTTGTATTCATTCAATGCCGATTGTTGGGCCTTTTTAAATGCATGCATCACATCGGCCAAATAAACGGCCGAAAAATTTTGGTAATGGGTAATATCAACATCGATTTTTTTGGTTGCGGCCAATCGAAATGATAATGCCAATTCCTCCGATGAAAAATTTTTCAATTCGGTTTTGATGAAATCGATTAAAACGATTTTTTGGATTTCGGATGGGAAATGTTCGGGTTTCAAACCAATCAATGTGAAAATATATCGTAAAGATTGCCGGATCGGTTCATCATCGGTTAAATCCCGGATCGGTTTTGAATTCAATTTTGTTTCAACGATTTCACGGCCGTTAAAAGTTACGAACCGCATCATCGAAATTTGGTTTTGATTTTGGGTTGTTAATGTTGTTTCCATTTGGTTTTGCGTTTTTGTTTGATAACCATTTTTTGCACGTTAAAAATACGGATGAATATTTTGAAATCAATGGTTTGTAATTTTCCATCGAATCCAATGTTTCAATCACGTTTTTGAACCCGAATGTTTCATCCAATTTTTCGGCATCGGAAATTTTCAATTGGGTTTTCAATTTTTTGATGTTTGGGCAATTTTTGGTGATGTGATCAATGATTGGATGAAAAACATTTTCATCAACAATAATATCATTATTGTTATTTAATGAAGATGAAAATGAAAATGAAGATGAAAGGGTTGGTTTTTGGTTGGAATTTTGGTTAACCAAATGTTCAACCTTTTTTGAACCTTTTTTCACCAATTTTGGGTTTCCTCCCAATTTGCCGGATTCCCTCCGAACCTTACGCAACCGTTCATCCCCAACCATTCGTTTTGAATAAAATTGCCCGGATTCGTTTTCCTTTATGATTCCAAAATGTTTCAATTCATGGAACACCTTTTGGAATTTTTTTGGATTCAAATTGGATAACTTTTGGATTCCTTTTGCATCCAAAAACACATCCGAAACCATCAAAAAACCACGTTCATTTGCCATGTGCATGTGGCACAATAAATCAATCCAAACACCACGGGTTTCCGGTGAACACATCCGCAATGATGTATCGGTTAACCAATCACCGGGATAAAATTGAAACGATGGTAAACGTTCCGATGAATTTTTTGGTGTTTTCATTTCACAACATCGTTGAACAATTTGATGAAACGGGCATCGGCCAATTTGCGTTTTCCGGAAATCACATTGTGAACAAATGGATATGTGTGATGTGGGTTTTGCTCAACAAATGATTTGATGTTCCGGAATTTTGTGGCAATGCCAATCCGGATTGATTCACGTTCAAAATATGTGATGCAATTGGAACATTCCATTTTGAATTCGGTTTCCAAAATGTTGGCAATGCATCGAAAAACATCATTGGTTGATTCCGGTGATAACCTTAAATTCAAACCATTGGTGATGGTGTAATAATTCAATTGGTTAACCCGGCAAAAATGCCGGGTTGAACCATATTGTTTTTTCAATTCACGTTGAACGTTTGATGCAAATTTTGCAAACGTTAAATTTTTGGATTGGGGAAATTTTTTGGATTGGATCAAACCAAATTTTTCGGCCTCAATTTGGATATCTTTAAACGTTTTCATCAAACAATGTTGTTTGGGTTAATGAATTGATTTTGTTTTGGGCAACCTCCAAAATTTCCGGCCGGGTTTCCTCCATTGTTAAATCCATGATTTGTTCAACGGATTCGGATTGTTCGATTTTAGACAATGCAACAATATCAACCCGTGATCCAATCATCATTTCAATTTGGCCCTTTAAATCATCGTTGTTTGAATATATTTTCATCAATTCGGAAACATCATCGGTTTTATCGATTTGCGTTTTAATATCCTCAATCCTTTGTTTGTGTTTACGTTCGGCATCCAATTTTGCCAATTCCGTTTTCCGGGTTGTTAAACCATTTTTGAACATTGGCAAATTGTGCAAATCCGGGTTTGCATTCCAAACGGCAACCAATTCATCCAAATCACTTATTTCCCGGATGCCGTCCAACAATGTTCGAATCCGGATCGTATCATCCACATTTGGTTGTTGATTCACCGATTTTGGTTTTCGAACTTTTGTTTCAACAACAACGGCATCAACATCCATTGCCGCCAATTCCTCCGATGTGTATGGCATGCCTCCCAATTCATCCGAAAAACATAATCGGAACCCTTGGGCCATTGCAACCTTTTTAATCATCGTGATGGGCTTGTTTCGCCAAAATTCGGTGATTGATCCATCACGTTTCCGGCCAACATATTCAATGTAATATACATCATGAACAAATGGATGTTCAAAATCACGCCGGTGGATGATAATTTCGGCCCTCAAATCCGAATGCATCACGTTTTGTTGATTGATCGATCCATGAATTCGAACATGCCAACCGTTTAACAAACCGGAACGTTCGGCCCGTTTGATGTACGTTTCAAATCCAACGATAACCGAAAATTTATCACCGTATTTATTGGCATAAATTTCACGTTTGAATGGATTTAATTGAAACCCTTGGGCAATTTCAATGAATTGTTCAACCTCCGATTTGGTTAGATTGTTGGCCAACCCCATCGTTTCCAAATATTTTGTGATTTTTTCCACATCGGCACCATAATCCGGTGCCGTTTTCTCAATGTTTTTCATGGTTTTGTTTTTTGCGTTTTTGCAAATATACAACAAATGTTGTTTGATTATTTGGGCAATGAAATTTCGATGGATGTTTTTGATGTTTTGATTGGTGGTTTGGCATCAATCCATTCCCCGGATTCCGGATCGGCAATCACCATTGGTTGTTTCAACGTTTTCAATGTTGATTCCAACGATTTGCGTTTTTCGGCTTGGGCATCCTCAAATGATTTCAAATTTTGCCATGCATCGGTGTTTGAATAATCGTATTTCACACCGGTTTCCTTTTGTTTGAACGAAACACCCAACACCTTAACACCGGTTTTCGCCTCCGGGCCGTATGCATCCAATTCATCAACGGCATATTCACGCAATTTGGTTTTTGCCGTTTCAATGATTTGGGAAATGAATTCCATTTTGGCCAACATTGTGAGAATATCAAAATCACCGGAATCGGCAATTTGAATGATTTGGTTTGCCATTGATTCGGCACGTGATTTTGATAATTCGGTTTCACGGTTAACGATTTCAAATAAATTTTCCATTGTTTTGGTTTTTGGTTTTTGGTTTTTGATTAAACGGCCATTCGATTATTTAATGATTGAACGATGATTTGGCCGATTGTACCAACGTTCAATTCGTTCACAAATGATTTGATGAACTTTGCATCCAATGTTGCCACATGGGCACGTGATGTTTCGAATCCTAATTTTTTTGATCGGTTCAAATGTGTGATCACAAAATCAATTTCCAATTCGGATAATTGGGAAAAAAAATCCCCAAACAAAACGGTTGTTGTTTCAATTTTTTCCATGATCATTCATTTAAAAATTTCATCAAATCGTTTTCCATTGAATCGTTTATCGATTTCAAAAATTTGGAACCACATTCATTCCCGGTTGCCGTTTTGGTTAATGTTAAATCCATCCATTCGTTTTCGGCATGAAACATCAATCCAAATCCAATGGTTTCGATATCACAATCCAATGGGATTCCGAATGAACTAAATCGTTCGATGCAATGAATATTCATCAATTCAATGAATTCATCGAATGCATCAACGAATTTTAAATTGGTTGTTACGGTTGTTGATGAACCGTTTTTTGATTCCCGTGTTACTTTGTACATGGTTTTTTCGGTTTTGGGTTTTATTGATTGATTATTGATTTGAAATTTTTTGATTCATCCGAATTCATCACCCGGGCAAACATCCCGGAAAAATGCAAACCATTGTGGTAAATGTTTTCGGAAACGGTTTCGGCCGGTTCGTTCCAATATAATTCCCGGGCCAATTGATTCAAATGATTTTGGGCATCATGTTTTGAATCAAATTCCATCCAAAACACCATTTCACCATTGATGAATTTTTGATTGAGTAACCGGAACATCCGGGCCAAATCAAATTGTTCGGGATTTCGAACGGATAATTTGATTATTGATTTGTTCATGATTTTGGTTTTTGCGTTTTGAAAAATGGCCCGGCCGAAACCGGGCCGGATGATTATTTTTGGATTTGAACAAATTGGATTGAATCAACAACCAAATTTGAACCGGCATTTTTCACCCAAAAATTCAAATCCGATTGATTTGTTTTCGATGAAAATTTCAAAACCGTCCATTCGGGATGTTGTGAATATTTGCAAACCAATGCAAATGAATAATCCTTTTTTGAATTCCCAATGGCCAACAAATCGTTGATGTTGTAGGTGAATCGGCCATTTTCATTTTGTGTTTGAACAACTTTACATTCCATGATTTCGGTTTTTTGCGTTTTTGGTATGAGCAAATGTAAACATATTTTAATATCAAACAACATTTGTTTGATTTTTTCCAATCTTTTTTTGTGCCGTGTACCAAATCCCCATCACATTCATCAAATCAAAAAAATCCTCAATTTCAATTTCATTCATGGGCCGGGTTTCAATGGTTTGTTCACCGGTGCCAACATCAAACGTGATGATGTAAACATCAACCGGTTTGGATTCGGATTCATTAAACATGGATAATTGTTCGGCCATTATCAAAATTATATGGCCCGGCCGAAACCGGGCCGGTTTGATCACCCAATTATTGATTTCAATTCACCAACAAATTGTTCGGCAATCCGGCAATCCCACCCGGATGAATATTTCAATGCCGAAAAAATTTTGAAACCCTCAACATCGGTGATCAATTTATGGTTCGGCCGATCAATTTCAATGATTGCACCGTTTTTTTTACAATGGTTGATGAATTTTCGGATCGTTTTTCCATTCAATACGGCAATCCGGAAATTGTTTGCATGTGTGATCAAAAATTGGGATTGGGTTTGTGGTGATGAATTTTCCATGATGATTTGGTTTTGCGTTTAACTTATAAGTGAAAAATGGCCCGGTTTCCCGGGCCGGGATGATTATGCAAAAATGAAATTGTGTTTGGTGCACAATTCACGCAATTGTGAACGGAATTGTGAATCCTTTTTATAAAATGCATTCGTTGAAAAATCGAATGATGAATAAACATTGTTTTTGATGTTTGATGCCCATTCGGCCATGATTTCCGGTGAATTGTTTTCAAGGTTGTTCAAATCCAATCCGGCCGGCAATGCAATGTTCAACATAACACGTTGCAATGGTGCCGATGTTAATGATGCCGAACCAATGTTCAATTGTTTCATGAAATTGATTCCATCAACCGTGTAATGAATCCAAATATTGAAATCCAAACCATAATTGAAAACCGGATTTGCCGATGTAACAAAAACATCGTGGATTTGAACATTGGCCCAATTTTTCAATGAACGATCAACCAAATGTTCATATCCAAAATTTGATGCATATTTTGCAACGTAACCGGCCGAAACCAATTCATCAATTGTTTTGAATTGGGCAACAATTTTTTGTTCATCACCCCATTGAATCCAAATGGTTGAATTGTTGTTGGTTGTTGTTGATTGTGAATCGATTGTTGAATTTTGCGTTTTCATGGTGTTTTTTTGTTTGCGTTTTGTTTGACAAACATACAAACGTTTTTCACACCAACAACATTCGATTGATTTTTTTTGTTGTTTTATTTGTTGAGGTGATGCAATTGATTGAAAATCAACGCAAAAAAAAACACCGGAACCACCCGGTGTTTTAAACGCAAATCCAAAACGGAAAATCCATTGTGAAACAACAAAAATAATCAAAACCCATTTCCAAACAACAACAAACGTGTGCCCACAATGGATTTCCCTTTTTATTTATGCATTAACGTTTCGTTCGGTTATGGCCAACGTAACGTGTGAAATCGATGCAACCAATATGAACCACCACCAACCGATTCCGGTTTCACCACGGGTTGCCAAAAACATGAAAAACGTAACCCAAACGTTCATGCAGTACATGCAACCACCCAATGGTTTGGCCATGAATTTGAATGGGTTTGGATTTAATGATTTGAACCATTCCAAACCACGGCCCCAAAAACCGAAAATTTGTTCCGGTTGAATGAGGAAATCAATGAAAATTGAAATGAATGCCGATGAAACACCAACCATCAACATCATGGTTGGTTTGTCGAATCCACCACCAACCATTTTTCCAATGGTGAAACCAAACATGGCCCCAATCGTGATGAATAAAAATTGATTGAATGATTGTTTTATATTTTTCATGATCAACATTGTGGGATTATTCCGGAAACCTCAAATGAACATGCCCCATCCTTTGATGTTGCATAATACATCCCATATTGGGAAAAATTGATATCAAATTTGATTTTGATGATGGTTGTTGAATTCTCATTGAATGTGAACGGCAACAACAACGGTGTTCCAAAATCGGCCTCAAATGATATTGTTGTGAAACCGGAATTGGAAAAAATTTCGGCCGTGTAAAATCCATCATAAGGTGCCAAAATCCCGAAATCAATATTTTGCCCGGGAATAAAACATCCTAAATTTTTGGTGCATCCACAATTCATGGTTTTATGTTTTTGGTAAAATTAAAAAATTAACACGATCCGGAACATGGATGCAAACAATATGCATCCAATGCCATATCACGATCCCCAACCAAATCAAAATCGAATGCAACCATTGTTAAATGTTTGGAAAATGGTTTGGGTTTCTTGGATGGTGATTCGGCCGTTGCAACCGAAATTGGATCAACGATCGATTCAACCGGGATGATTGAAACATTGGCAAATGATGCCGTTGATTGCAATGGTGCATTCATCACCCCAAAACGTATTGATTCCTCCAAACAAAATGGATCAACATTTTTCAAACATGCAACAATCCTCAATTCATAACGAACCCGGAAAAACGATTGCATTGATGCAAATTTTTTGTTTGTGGATGCATCCGAAAAATTGATCCTCCCATCATCACGTGTTCGAACGTACATCCAACCATCATCCAAATCATTGATGCCGGCGAAAACATATTCATTTGATGTTTTATCACGAATCAAAACACGGTTTTCATCATCGATTTTGGCCAATGCAACCGATTTTTTTATTTCCGGAATCGATCGTTTAACCGATTCAATGATGGTGTTGATGTATTCAATCATAATTTGTTGAATGCCTTTAAAAATTCATCCTCAAATAAATCGTTGATGTATTTTTCGGTGTTATCACGTTCGTTTTCGGTTGGCAAAAAAATCGTTTTGTTTCGCCGTTTTTCTTGGCCAATGGCCTTTTGGTAATCATCATCATTGATGATTGCAATGAACACATCGTTTCCACGTTTCACAACTTGGATTGAATTGAACAAATCCCCGGTAAATTGCAAATCAACAAACCCGGTTTGCCTCCCATTCAATGAACGGGTTTTGATCCACGATTTGGATTTGTATTTCCCAATTGATTTATCATTCGAATCCTTACCATCATTGAAAATTCGGCCCAACATTTCACCCAACAAATCCAATCCACCCAAATAAAGAACATCACCACGGGTTGATGCAACGGCCGTTGATAATGTGGAAATCCGATTCAATAAAACATCCAATTCCATTATCGTTTGATTTGCAAAATGATGGATAAAACCAAAACCAAAAACGTGATTCCAACCAACCACCACGGGATGTTTTTTTCATCAACACGTTCGTGTTTCACGATGTTTTGGATAACCTTTTCAATCCGGATTGTATCACCCGGGCAAATCGTTTTCACGAAAACCGAATCATTCACCCGAACCAATTGTGTTTCAATTTTGGTTTTCCAATCCCGGATGAATATTGTATCACGGGATTGAAATGATACCAATGTATCAAATGATTTTGAATTGGTTATGATGGTTGTATCACGAATAATTGTTTCAACCGATGCCGGGAATTTTTCCATGCATCGTTTTTCGGTAACGCAACCGGAAAACAACATCCACAAAACGATCAATCCAAATGTAAATTTCACACCATAAATTTATGAATTCCATTCGGTTTTCAAATCGGAAATAAAATCACTCCAATATCCATTGGCATAACAATCGGCAACATATTTTGCCGCCAAATATGCCATGAAACCACAAACCATTGAAAACGCAACATGATCACCAATTGGATCACGTTTGATTGGCAATTGTTCGGATGGGAATTCGATGAACTCCGATGTTGAACGTGTATCACCCGGAATCAAAAATTGTGAATCACACGGTTTGATTGTATCGAACGCCGTTAATTCATGAACCAAAACCGGTTGTTCGATTTCCTTTTCAACCTCAACAAACACGTTTGATGATGCCGAATCGGTTTTTGCCTCCGTTTGAATCAATGAATCGGTGTTGATTTCACGATGAACCCAAACAAATTTGTTTGGATGGTTTTTGCAATCACCCTTGGATTGGCAAACTTGGATTTTTTCATGTTGCATAACGATCAACGTATCACGCAAATCAATTTGATGTTTCATTGTTGTTTGATTTTGGAATGTAACCGGCCGCAATCAATGCCGCAATAATGGCCGCCAATGTTTCGGTTGAAATGATTTTGAAAATCAATAAAACAACACAAATCAAAACAACCACCGATCCAATGGTTTTCCTCCAATGTTTAACAAAAACATCGAAAATTCGTTTTGGCCTTTTTTGTCGAACATTGCCCATGTTTCAATATACGAACAACATGAAAAATGGATTTCACATGTTTGATGCAAAAATTACACGTGTTGGTTTATTTCCCACGTGTAGGTTTGGCAATTGGCCGTTGAACGGGCCGGCCGGCCGGCCTTGGTTTTGGTGTGTTTGAACCACAATTGCATCCCATATTTATTTGGTTTTATTGGTTGTTTATGGCAATCCTTGAATGTAACGTGATTGATTGCACGTGATACAAATATCATCCATCCGGGCAAATAATCCCGGCAATTGTTGCACGGCCGTTTCGAAATGTGAATTGTATTGTTTTTCAAATTCACCCAACATGAATTCACATTTTTCACCATCCAACAACGTAACCGAATTCAAACGATCGGTTGTTTTTGCCTCCTTTACAATTTCAATTCCGGCCCGGTACAAAATCGGAAATCGAATTTTTTGGGCCAAAACACATGCAATTTCATCCAATGAACATTCGGCCGCCACGTTAACCGATAAACCAAATGATGATGATGATGTGCCCAATCCATTCCATCCGTTTCCGGTTAAAAAACGGGATTTGGCCGTTGTGCAATTGCATGATGATTTCACCTTTGTGTTATTCACGTTGATTGCCGAATTATCCGTTGTGATGTATATTTCGGCACCATCGGATAAGTAATCCGGGAATATTTCGGCAAATCCACTCAAATCCGTTGTGAATGGATATTGGGTTGTGAAAATTCCATCGGTGATGGTTATGTTTCCCGAATAAACGGCCTCAACGATTCGAATTTGAACCGATTGAACACGAATCCGAACCATCCGGGATTCCCGGGTTGTGATTCGAAAACCACGTTCATTGGGATTGGGGATCAAAAATGTTGGTTGCCAATCACCGGTTTTCAATTCATCAATCAACGAATTCATCCGGAAATAAGGCATTGCAAATTTTGCAATTTCATCCAAAACCAATTGGGTTGCAAAATTTATTTTGGATTCAATCAATGAAATCCCGGATTGGTAACCGGAATCGGCAACATCGGCCGCAAATCGTAAATTGATCCCCTCCAAATCATCAATCCACAAACCGGATTTCGGTTGTGTTTGTGAAACACATTTGATTCCAATAAAATTATCAAAACAATTTGTTGCCATAACCGAATGGATCGTTTTTGTAAATGTTACGTTCCGGAACGCCGATTGATTTTAGGAAATCCGGAACCCAAAATGATGGGCATGCCTTGTTATCAAATTGATTGTGCCCACCAATCAAAACATTTGGTGCATAATCCAAAACCATTTTGATGATTTCGGTTAACGTTTTGGTTTGGGAAACGTTCAATGTGTTTTTGGGTTTGTTTTGGGCATCCAATCCACCAACATAAACAACATGTCGGGAAACCGAATTGATGCCCTTTACACCGTTGGTGATTTCGGAATTTTGAATCCACAAATCACCATTGTGTTCCACGAATCGGTGCCGTGAACCATTTATCAAAATCATATCGGAATAACCAACCTTATTCCAACCCCTCCCATGTGGTGCCGGTGATGTATGCCAACGGATTATTTGTTCCGGTGATACATGTACATCCTCACGGGTTGCGGTGCAATGAATAACAAAATATTTAAACGGTTTGATTTGCATTTTCGTTTTCGGATTTGTTTTCAATTGGTTTTTTTAAGCCAATGAAAAATACATCAAATTTTTCGTACTTATCAAAACGATCAATTGCCAATGTTGATTCATATTTCAATTTCAATTCATCAATGGCCCATTCAACATTCCTCATTGTTTTGAAACGTTTTGATCCATGTTGAATGAAAAAAACAACACCGGATTTTGTTTTCAAATCACGAATCCAATTTGGTTTGGTTAATTTGTGATTGATCCGGGTTTCGAATTTTTTGATTTCATCCAATTGTGATTCGGATGTTGCAAAAACAAATGAATCGTAAATGAACAATCGGTTGTTCAAATAACGGAATGCCGATTGCACATCCTTTGGTGCATCGTTCAATAATTTTTCACGATAAATCATTTTTTCCCGAATTTAACGCCGGTTCCCATTCCTTTGGGCAATTGATATGATTTGCCAATTTTTGCCATCACGGCCGTGTTTATTTCGCCGGTTCGTTTTGGTGTTACATCCGAACCCGAATTTGCCGCCGATATTTGGGCAACCCGTGATTTCATTTCGGCCGATTTTGAATCACCAAAAACGGATTTTGATGGTGTTGTTTCACCCTTGGTTGGTGTTCCCGGTTTAACCCCATCGGTTGGTTTGGTTCCATCCGTTGGTTTTGTTCCATCGGTTGGTTTTGTTCCAATCGTTGTTGAATCCTTTACGCCACCGGTTGTTGAATCCTTTGTTCCTCCCGTGTTAATTATTCCGGCCATGATGTTTGTGTTTTGGTTTGAAAATTTCAATCAAAAATAAAACAAAAAATCCCCAAATGGAATTCCAAATGGGGATTTTCGTAATCAAACGATTGTGGATTTAGATTCCATCTAAATTCACCGCAACGCCACATGGCATTGTTACGGCATTCCACGTGATTGTTCCATCAAAAAAGATTGAACCGGTGTTGTTATCTTCGATAACTTGATCAACCTCAATTTGGAACGATGCAATTGGGCCATAAAAATAACCATCACATGTGTAGTAACCAACTTGATAATTGGTTGCACCGGCTTGAATGGTGTTCCAAAACGTTACATCGGCACATGAATCCGGATCACTGTTGTAATCTTGGAATGTGATTGATTTTTCGCCTCCGATAACACCCTCCGGGCCACATGATGAAAAACGTTTTTTGGTGAATGATCCTTTGGGTTTTTGGCCCAAAATCAAACCCGTTAAAACTACATCCCCGGATGCAATTGCCGCAATCCATTCCTCACGTGATTCAATATCGGTGAACTCATAATCACATTTAATGAACGCCAATTTGGAAATCCCACCATTCCGGGTTGTAACGCCGCAACCTTGGGAATAAGACACCGGTAATGCCGGCGCACATGCACTTGTACATAATGCCATTTTTTTCGAATTTTAAAGGTTTAACAAAAAATGAATATTAATCACAACCAACGATTGTTGAACAATCTTCGAAATCGAATGTGTAATTAACGCCAACGTTATCATCACCGGCACCGAACGCATTGGCCGGAATGAAAAACAATCCCCAATTCAAAAACATTTTGATGCTCCATTCATCGGCACAATCATCATAATGAACTTTCAAATCGTATGTTAACCCGGTGAATGGATCGGTGATTGTTCCATGTTCAAACACATCATTGCGTTTTGCATAATCACCAACATATTTGTTCCATGTTACCAATTGAACGGCACCCGGTGCCAACACGATGAAATGGTTTGCACCAATTTCCGATTCAACAAAACGATCATTGAAATACATGTAATCCGTCCAACGGGCCATATCGGTGCCGGTTGTTGAATTGCAACATGCAATTTGTTGTGTTTTTGCATACAAATCGAAATTGCCCGAACCAATGATCATTGGTGCCCCGGAACCACCAACCAAATCATATTCGTGGCGAATTTGTGCCGCCGCAATTGAACGTGGTGAATTGGTTGTTGCTTCAAACAATTTCACTTGTTTCAATTGTGTTCCATCGGAAAAATTCCCAAAATTGGTTGATTGTAATGCCAACAATTGTTTGTTCAAACCAACATTCAATGCATTCATTTGTGCCATGATCACATTTGAAACATAAACCGAATCGGCCTCACACAATTTTCGCATTTCATCCTCAACAAATTTCATTCCCTTGGTTTCCAAACAGTTTTCAACCTCGAAAATGGTTTGTTTTGGTGCCGGTTCACGGGTTGTATCACACGAATTGGTGCATGTGAAATTCACATCGGCCACCGTTCCACGTTGGATGTAATCGATTTGCACGGCACGATATTTCCCGTTTGATGGAACCGGGATTGCCTCAAATCCGGCACGATTTTCCTCACTCATTAATGCATCAACGTAACCAACACGATCACGTTTTAATGCCGGTGCATTCGAACCGGCAACCGCATTCAAACTTGTTTGCAATTTTTGGCATAAGCCCTCTGTAAACGCCATTTTTTTTTGTTTTTGATTGTTAAAAAATTGATTGATTGATTGGGGATTAAACACAAAATCCCATCACAAACCGATTCAATAAATGAATCAATCCGAAATGGGATCGGTTCCCCGTTTGATGCCTTATTGGTTAGGCAAACCCGGAAAAATGCATTTAGGGTTGCCACCCCGTTTTTTTATTCCTTTCCAAACACTTTCATCGATTTCAATGATTCGGCATTTTGTTCGGCACGTTTTAAGCCAACCAAATTGAATTTTGAATTCGGTTCCGGTGTTGGATTCGGATTTGGTTTTGGATTTGCACCCGGTGTTGGATTTGGTGATCCGTTTGATTGTTTCACCACTCCCAATGTTGCCAAATGTGAATCCAAAATTTCATCAAATGTAACAATTTTCGTTCCATCGGAATTCAATGGATTCAAATTGTTTTTTGTTTTCACCACCAATTGCCCGGCATCATCAACATCCAAATTGTAATTTGTATTTAAAAAATTGTTCACGGCCGGTAAAACAACATCCGGTGAAACAATCAATGATTTTTTGGCAATGATGCCATTGATGATTGATTCACGTTTGAATGATTTGATTGCATTTTTTGCCTCCGATTCCTTTGCCGGGATGATTTCATCAACCAATCGTTTGTTTTCATTGGTTAAATCAATCAACTTTTTTTGCATTTCATCGGCACCATCAACGGATGATTTTGTTGCCTTATCATGGGCAATGGAAATGATTTCATCGAACTTTTTATCACGAACATCCTCAACGGATAATCCGAAAACTTTTTTCATTTTGTGTTCGATTTTCGATAATTCCGAACCACGTATTTCATCCTTTATTGGTTGGATGAATTCCGGATCGTTTTTCAAAACATCACGTTGGGTTGATTTAAAACCGGAAACGATTTCATCAATTGATGTTGTTTCATCCGATGTTAATTTGGAAATTGAATCGGCCGGAACACCGATTTGTTTTAAAAATGATTCAACGTTTTTCATTGTTCGTTTGATTTTGTCGATTTGCGTTTTGGTTTTTCAATTTCCGTTTGTTCCGTTGATTCCTTTGATTCGGTTGTTTCGGTTTGTTCCTTGGATTCCTTTGGTTCCTTTGGTTCCTTGGATTCAACATTGAATGAAACAACCTTTTTTTCCGTTGGTATCACATCAAAATTTTTTGAATGCCCACCACGTTTCAATTGATCCCATGCCGATTTTGTGATTTCACTCACTTTGCCGGTTTTAACATTTTGAATTCGGATTTTTTCCATGATTCGTTTTTTTGTGTTATTTGTTTGGAATCCCAAAATTATGAATTTTTTTGAATGGCCTCAATTTGTTGGGC